CATTGTCGGGACCGTGTTCCGCAAATGGTGGCACGACAGCGTGGACAACCGACCTAAGTGCCGGATGATCGAGCCGGGCAAGCTGATCGTGAATGCTAAGGTCAAGAACCTCGCCGACGCGCCAAGGCTGACCGAGGAAATCCCGCTGTATCCGAGCGAGATTGAAACCCGCATTCGCTCTGGGCAGTTTGCCGAGTTTGAGTTCACTGATGCGCCGGACGACAAGCAAGGCCCGCAGGAGTTTATTGAACAGCACATGCTGTTTGATTTGGACGAGGATGGCTACCCGGAACCCTACATTGCCACGCTGCATGTGGATAGCGAAACGCTGGTGCGGCTGGTGGCCGACTACACGCAGGATGACGTGCGGTTTCGGACAGAGGAGCGGATCGAGGACGTTCTAGGGGCTGATCCGTCAACAGGCCTGCCAGTTGTCACGCAGGTTGCGACTGAGGTTCCGGTTGAAATTCTGCGCATTCGGCGCGGATCGTATTTCGTGTCCTACAAGTTCATGCCGGGCATGGACGGTGGGTTCCACGGCACGGGCCTTGGCCTGTTGCTGGGCGACATTTCGGAGACCATCAACACCATCTTCAACACGCTGCTGGATGCTGGCCACTATGCGTCATTGGGCGGCGGCTTCATCGGGGCGGAGCTTCGCATGAAGGGCGGCGCACAGCGTATGCGCCCGGGCGAATGGAAGATGATCAATGGCTATGGCGACGACGCCCGCAAGGCCGTGGTCCCGATGACGTTCCCCGGGCCGGACGCAACGCTGTTCCAAATGCTCGGAATGCTGATCGAGGCGGGCAGGGAAATTGCCTCGGTCAAGGACGTGATGACGGGCGAGGCCCCGCGCAATCAGACAGCCACGACGACCATGGCGATGATTGAGCAGGGGATGATGGTCTTTACCGCCGCCTACAAGCGGATTTTCGACGCGCTGAAACAGGAGTTCAAGCTGCTGGCGCGGATCAACGCTGAAACCTTGGACCCGCAGGAATACAACGACTTTCTGGACGAGGGGCAGCCGTTCGATCCTCGCACGGATTTCGGCGCTGCTGACATGGATATTGAGCCTGTTGCCGATCCGCGTTCGGTGACGAAGATGCAATCCCTTGGCCGGGCGCAGATGGTCATGCAACTGGCCGAGCAGGGGCTTGTCGATAAGGGCGAAGCCTTGGCCCGCGTGGCGCAGGCCGCAGACATTCCTGATGTGGAAAAGCTGCAACCGAAACCTGACCCGATGCAGCAGCACATGATGCAGATGCAGATGGCCGGGGCTGAGGCGCAACTGATGCAGGCCCGCGTCGATATTGAGTTGACCTTGGCAAAGATCGACAGCGAACGCGCCAAGGCGATGAAGGACATCGCCAGCATTGACGGCCAGCAGGCCGTTCACCGGCTGAATGTAGCAAAAGCAGCCTTGGAGCATCAGCGTGCGCGACTGGACCAACTTCTCGGAAGCCCTGTCGGAATGGCGGGACAACCCGGTAACGGAAACCCTGCGCTCGGCAATGCGCCTGGTAGTCAGCCGCCGCAGGCAGGCATTGGCGCAGGCATTCCTTTCGGGGGTGCAGGTGCCGGAATCGGACAGGAAGGCTTTGCTCCTGGTGGAGCAATGGGTGGAGGACTTCTTTGAGTCCTCTGCGGAAGACGTGCAGATGATCATGGAGACGAAAGATGACAAACACCTCGGGGATCACCCCGCAGGCGTATAACGTCCTCGTTCTGCCGCGTGAGGTAGAGGCGAAGACAAAGGGCGGGCTTTACCTGCCAGACGACACGAAAGAGAGAGAGCAATTCGCCCAGACCGAGGGCGAGTTGGTAGCCGTTTCCCCGATGGCGTTCACCTTCAAGGATTGGCCGGAAGATCAGGCCGACAAGAAGCCGAAGCTCGGGGACCGCGTGTTTTTCAGCCGCTATCAGGCGACGAAGGTGCGCGGGACGGATGGCCGGGAATACTGGCTGATGAAAGATGAGAGCATTGCCGGAGTGATGGAATGACAGAGGAAGTCGATACCGGCGATGTGCCGGAACAAGTCAGCGCCGCCCCGCAGGAAGCGCCTGCAAAGACATGGACGGATGACGACGAGTCTGAGGCGCGGGCCTTCGGATGGAAGCCGTCAACCGAATGGCAGGGGGCAAAGCCTGATGGCCTGATCGAGAGCCCGACCGAATGGATGGATCGCGTCAAGCGTTCCAAGACATTCTCGACCATGCAGGATCGGCTTGACCGCCAAGACCGCGAAAATGCGGAAAACGCGCGCCGATTGCAGGCGATGAACGAATTTGCGCTTAAAGCGCAGCGTGAGGCACACCAGCGCGAACTGGCGTCCATTTCCGCGCAGCAGCGTCAGGCGGTCGTGGATGCTGACCCTGACAGATACGACGCCCTTGAGCGCCAGAAGGCCAATCTGCAAGCGCCAGTCGCCCCTGTTCAGCAGGAGCAGCCGGTTTCGCAGAAGGTCGCTGACTATCGGCAGGCGAATGAATGGGCGCAGAACCCACTGATCTGGGGCGAAATGGTTGCTGTGGTTCAGCATGGGCTTGATAACGGCCACCGCTTCACCAGCGATGCCGATCAGATCGCCTATGCCGAGCGGCACATCTTCCAGAAATACCCTCACCTCGCCCCGAAGAAGGACGAGCCGCCGCGTCCAGTCAGGCCAAGCCCGGTTGAAACGGGCGGATTGGCCGGGGGCAGAACCAAGGACGGCTTCTCTTCACTCCCCGCCGACGCAAAGGCGGCGTTCGATCGCTTCTGGAAGTCGGGAGACATTTACGCCGGGATGACCATTGAACAGGCCCGTGCGTCCTATGTGGAGGACTACAATGCAGCGTGAAGCCCGCGAACCGCGTCAAGAGCGCCGCCGCAAAACCGGCGCAGGGGTCATCGGCCAAAGGCTCGGGGTCAATGAGGCCCTGCTGGATTTCAACAATTTCGCATATCGCTGGATCAACGACGCCCCGGCGCGCATCCATGCGAAAACCCAAAGCGATGACTGGGACATCGTGCGTAACGATGGCGGTGTAAAAGAAGACAACGCCGACCTCGGAAACGCGGTGAGCTACATCGTCGGCACGAATAAGGATGGCAGCCCCATGAGGGCTTTCCTGTGCCGCAAGCCGAAGACGTATTTTGATGAGGACCAAACCGCCAAGCACGCCGAACTTGATCGGCAACTGGCGGAAATGCGCCGTGGCAACGACCGAGACGGCCAAACGCAATCGGACTACGTTCCGACCTCTGGCATCCGCATCGGATGACTTGAGCGGGTAGTCCTTCCCCATCCTTCAAAGGACTTCACATCATGGCAAACACGAACAACCCGTTCGGGCTTAAGCCCGTCCGGCGTCGGGGTGGTGCGGCGTATCACGTCGAAGAAAGCACCCCGTTCTACGTGCCCTCGACCTATGCCACGGCGCTGTTCATCGGCGACCCTGTGGTCAAGACCGGCACGTCAAACACCGCTTCCGTCACCGCCCCCGGTGCCGGTCTGTTCCCTCCCGGCACCCTGCCGGAAATCAACAAGGCAACCGCAGGCGCAGGCAATGCGATTACCGGCGTCATCGTCGGCTTCGCTGCCGATCCGGCTGGCCTTGATCGGGTTCATAACCCGGCTTCGACCGCCCGCGTGGTCTATGTCGCGACCGATCCCGACCTTGTTTACGAGGTTCAGGCATCGGCGGGCATGGCCGTCACTGATGTGTCGAACAACGCGGACCTGACCTTCGCGACGGCAGGCAGCGCGACGACCGGCCTTTCCGGCGTCCAGCTTGACAGCGCGAACATCGGCACGGGCGCGACCAAGCAGGTGAAAATCCTGCGGATCGTCAACCGTGACAACGTGGAAACCGGCACGAATGCCAAGGTTGAGGTGTTGATCAACAACAGCACCGAAATGCCTGGCACGGCTGGCATCTGAGGAGGGTGAAACATGGCTATCATCACCACCGGTTCGCACCCGAAAGCCCTCTGGCCCGGCGTCAAGGCTTACTTCGGAAAGAGCTACAACGAGAAGCCGGTCGTCGCCGAAAAGGTGTTTGATCTGCAAACCTCGGACAAGGCGTATGAGGAATACGTGGAGGAGACCGGCTTCGGCCTCGCCCCACGCAAGCCCGAAGGCATGGGCGTGTCCTACGACACGGACAAGCAGGGCTATATCTCGCGCCTGACCAACGTGACCTATGCCCTCGGGGCCAAGGTCACGCAGGAGGCCATTGAGGACAACCAATACGAGTCGGTTGCCAAGAAGAAGGCTGCCAAGCTGGCGCGCTCCATGCGTCAAACCAAGGAGACCGTGTTTGCAAACGTGCTGAACCGCGCGTTCGACACAAATTATCTTGGGGGCGATGGTGCGGCCTTGATTTCGGCATCCCACCCGGCGCTGACGGGGAACCAGTCGAACACTCTCTCGGTGCAGGCTGACTTCTCGGAGGCGGCGGTTGAAGACATGCTGACGCAAATCCGTCTGGCGACCGACAGCCGGGGCCTGCGCATCAACCTGCGCGGCGTTTCCCTGATCGTTGCGCCGCAAGGCGTGTCTGATGCGCATCGCGTCCTGTCTTCGGCCAACCAGTCGGGGACCGCGAACAACGACACCAATGCTGTTCGTGACATGGGCCTGCTTCCCGGCGGCGTCATTGCTTGGGATTTCCTGAGCGATGCTGATGCCTGGTTCATCAAGACCGACGCCGACCAAGGCCTGATCCGGCAGCAACGCCGGGCCTATGCCTTCACGCAGGACAACGATTTCGACACCGAAAACGCCTGCATGAAAGCCACCGAGCGTTATGCCGCTGGCTGGGCCGACTGGCGCGGCATCTGGGGTTCCTCGGGGGCCTGACAATAGAGGGGGCGGCTTCGGCTGCCCCCTTCTTCTGATGGCCTGATGGCCAACACATGCCAGTGACAGGAGATCAACATGGCACGGACTACCTTCAAAAACGACATGCGCATCACCGGCTCTTTGCTGGTGGGTGGCAACGTCACCGCCACGGGCGCGGTCCTGAACACCGTTGGCACGGCCACCGCAACCGCCGGGGCCGCCACGCTGAACGGCGCAAGCGGAAAGGTCACGAGCGAAAGCCTCACGACTGCCCAGAACGCGATTTACACCCTGACGATCACCAACAGCTCCATCGCTGCGGCTGATATCGTCTTGGCCAATGTGGCCAACGGCACCAACAGCGCCGGGACGCCGATGATTGGCAAGGTCACCGCTGCGGCTGGTTCGGTTGTCATCGAGGTGATCAACAAACACGCGACTGCGGTTGCTTTCAACGGCACTGTCGTCGTTGGCTTCACCGCCATCAAGGCGGCCTGATCATGGCCGTCATTGCGTTCACGAAGCCGGATACCGGCACATTCCACCGGGTTTATTCCTGGGCGTCGGTTACCGAGGCGGATAGCTTCGCCCCGGTGAAGCTGGACAAGGCGATAAACGCCATCACCATTCAAGTGAGCGGGACCGTTGGCGGGGCAACCTTGGCGCTGCATGGGTCGCTGGACGGCACGAATTATGTCGCCTTGAAAGACGCTGACGGCACGGCCATTGCCCTGACATCTGCGGGTTTGGCATCCGGGCGCGACCTCGTGCTTTATCTCAAGCCGGTTGCGACGGGCGGGGCTTCGCAAAGCCTGAACGTCAGCGTCATGGTCGGTTATCTGCTGTGAGCTATCTCGCACTTGGCCAGCATAACGCAGTTTGTGACCGCTGCGGGCATTGGT